TAAATTAAATTTATCTGAGATTATAGCACTTTCTGAGAAGTTTGTGATATATATAGAAGAGGGTAAAACCAATTGGATGAAAGAGACTGAACAATATATTCAAGATAAACTTCAAGATACTGATGGTGTATTAATTGATTAACTATGGGAATTAGACGTTGGATGTTCTTCCACCCGAATGATGGTACCGTACCTTATCCTAACAATCCTGATTGTGATAATAATGTATTGTGGGAAAGAATATCTGATTTGGAAAATTACGTTGAAACTCTAAGAACAAGAAACACTGACCTTACTCAAGAACTTGAACGGTATCAGGGTAGAGTTATGTATGGTGAATATCAAGACATAAGAGATGAACAAGTCATTAATAGGGACACAGCTCTACAATTTACAGACAGAGATGGTTTTTATATGCATCTAAGAAGACAACAAGCTGGTAGAATAATAGAAAGATTGCTTGAGGATAATATAATTGACCATACCTTTACAGCTCAGGAACCCGATGGTGATTATGTTTCAAGAATGAGATTAAGAATAGTAACTAACAATAACAATAACTAAAATGAAAGTAATAAACGCTAACGGGTTGATTAACGAATGGGATAACCTAAGTAACGAAATCAGAACAGAGTCAGTACAAATCTTAATCGGTGATTATGTATATGAAATAGGACAAAGTTATGACGATGAAGGAACCAACGATAATATATGGTTCAGTAGAAGACTTATTCAAGATTATATTGAATTTAACGATACCCACGAGGAAGTTCAAGGATGGGTACCCGAACCTGGTAGTAAGGGATTTGAGGAGTATTATAAACAACAAAAAATCAAAGAATTTAAATTATTTAAATAATGGAATTATTAGACGATACAATAGATAATGATGGTGATGGTCACATCAAAGTTCAAATGGGTAATTATATTTATACTATAGGTGAATTAGATGGTGATTGTGGTTGGATAATAAGAACACATATTGATGCACCTGAAGGTTCATTAGAAGAAGAACCAATTGCGTGGGGACCATTTGGTGAGATACCTAAACCCAAATTTAAATTTTTAAGTAATGAACGAGTTAGATAAACCAATAGAAGAACCAAATCAATTCTATAAGAATTTGGAACGAGACCAAAAACATTTGTTAGGTCTTAGGATATCCTTGTCTGAGAATAACATATCAGACTACGAATTAAAGAATAGGTTCCAAAAGTACTTTGCGTTCAAAGATTGGTTTGAAACTTTTTATGATATATCTATTGATTAATATAAAATGATTTTTTATATTTATTATTAGGACGAGGCGCTCCCATTTTAAAATTGATTGCCATCATTGTTATACTAGTCTCGTCCTTTGGTATTTTCATACTTATACAAAACCCCGACTTTTTTAAGGTCGGGGTTTGTTGTTTATATTCGATTTAAGAGAAGATTTTTATTAGTTGGATAGATTGTATCACAAACGCTATTATAATCCAAAGGAAGACAACTCTGTAAGTCCAGAGGAATAATCTACTTCTTTTCATATGTGGCTATACAAACTGCTACACCTTGTTCAGGGGTATCATATTCATCACCAATTGCATCCATACATCTTGACACATAATCACTTTGTGTTTCCTCAGGTTTTGGTTCGGGAATAATGAATTTCTCTTTATGAACATTCATTAGTTGTCTTTTGACTTTTCTTAATAATTCAAATTTATCCATTAGTATTTGTTTAAAGATAATCTATATAGGGTTTGTGTTATTAATTCTTGAATTGTATCTATTTGGTTTTGTTGAAACGAATAAGGGAAGACAGTTTTTCTTTCCATTTCGATATAATCAAACAATCCTTTGAAAAATAATATAACAGTAGCACAGTCAACATAATCCATTATTTGTTTAGTTTGGTAACCGATTAGTCTAGGTGATACTCCTTGTGTACTTTCCACAAGTTTATCTACCAAATCTACAATCTCATCGTAGTATGTACCCAACGCCTCGTGAACCGCAAATGAGTCAGTCTGATTGTGCCATACTTTTGATTGTGTATGTGACTGATGTAATATTGATATTAATTCTACTTCTGTTGCCATATTATAATCCTTTATAGTTTTTTAATTTTTTATTCTCCTTCATAAGTTCTTCAACCTTATTTTCTAAGTCCTGAACTTTATGATTTAATTGGTGTATTTCAGATTTCAAATCTTCAATAATTTTTGTATATATACCAATTGATAATTCCAAATTCCTAAGAATTTGATTGTCCGTATCGGCGTTAGTTCTTCTTCTTCCAACAAAGTAACCAATTAGCGTGGTTACAACTGTCATTATAATTTGTTCTATCATATTATTGACAATCAAGACAAGGAGGGTTTATTAATTGTTGTTCAGCGTAGGTCTTGATGTTTCTTAACATTCTTTCATTATTCCAACCATATCTTGATGTACGTGGCATATAGATACCATTACCATATTTTTCCGAACGTGCTGGCATTTGGCCGTCCAAAGTATTTTGTTGAGTGTACGCTGGAAACTTACCTTGACCACGACCAATATTCAAATAGTCTTGCATCCTTGTTAGGTAGTAGTCCGCTCTTGATTTAGCAATCGTTCTTAAATACTTAATAGTTTCAAGATCGACCGCACTTGCGTTCTCCATATCCCCTTGAACTATTCCCCTGTTTTTTACTTGATAAGCAATATGAGGTAAGGCCTGCCAATAACTTTGTTGGATGAGCCAAGGTTGCACATATTCATCAACGAGAATTTTCTCATCGTCATTAAATGTATTACCTGTAGCTGATACTTTGGATAATATTTCTTTATAGAATTTGGTACCCAATATCGTCTGTAAATCTATTCGTTGTGTTTGTTCTACCTCACTACGTAACAAATTTACGTCAACGTTTTTATTAATATTACTGTATTGTTTCAGCTGTAATTCTGATACCAATAAAACATTATATATATCCATATGATTAAATTGTTTCTATTTCTTCTTCTTCGTTCAACCAAACATCACATTCTTCTTTTGTTAATCCATATCCTGACATTAACATTTGTTCTGCTTGACCTCTCGTTAGTTGGTCCCGATTGTAACTTCTGATAATTCTCATCATCGCCTGATACTCTCTTCCCTTCAATCCTTTGATGTTCTCATTAACTGACATTCCTGTTTGAGTTGTATCTACCACATCCTTTGTAACATTTACATTATCTGTTGGTAATGTACCACCTTCAACCACAGGGTTTAAATACGCTAATGAACGTATCTCATTTGGTGTCATACTTTCAAGTACTTTACCAGCCACTAATGGGTCTAATGAATTTAAGTTATCTAATACCTTTTGAGTGTATGTATCAGGAGCCTGATAAATGTCACCAGTTTCAAATAACGCTAATGGTTTGATATCAAACGTAGTAGGTTTATCGTACTTCATACTCATCAACATATTGAAGGTTGGAAGTAATTGATTTTGTAATGGAATGATATCCATCTTTCTTTGATATTCTGAGTGATTTACGATGTCATCTTTTGAACCTAAACCATTTTGACTCGGGATACCATATAACTCACCAGAACTAATTCTATGACCTGACAGGATACTTCTGATAATATCTTCATAAACTGTTGAATAGTATTGGTCATTACCACTGGTTGCAATCTGTGTAATTTGTGGTGCCTCTTCTTTACTTTCGTTGAATGAGATGATAGCCGAACCAGCATTATCCGTACCAGCATAACTCTCTTCCAAACTACGAGCAATAATCTTCTGCTCTTCCTCCGATGGGATACCTCCCAACATACTAATCCAGAGGGTCGGACTCATTCCTTTACGTAAATTGTTCTTGTGGAAGTTTTGAATTTCAACTGAGATTTCAATTGCGTTCAAAGCACCTGAGTATTGTGGTGTTGGGTAATATGTTAAATTTGGACTATATTGTTTGTAATAGAATATCTGAGACGCATCACCTTTATTTTGGTTGAATGTCTGATATTCTTTTGGTGGATACTTCTTTAAGTTTGACCAGTCAGCTGAGAAATAATACTTTTCAATATCCTCATCTTCTTTGGTAATTTTACCACATCTAAGTCTTGAAAAGTCTACGTGGTATAATTCAGCAATTGTCTTTCTATCTCTTGACCATATTACGTTAATTGCATAACCACCGAATAATAACAAATCCAACGCACACTTACGGAAAATATCTAACATAGTTTCCTTACCATTAACCAAATTGACTGTGGCCATAGGATTGTCCGCTGAGGTAATTTTCTCCCCACAGATTTGATTTTGTTTTGATAAACAAATTGATTTATGGATTGCACAATTATCGTATTGTGTCATTAAGTATTGTGGTAATAAATTATTATCTCCGTAATAAACCCAAGGGTATTTTGAAAACACCTCTGAGAATTGTGGTACTGACGCTACGTAAAAATTCGTTCTTTTGAAACTATGTTTCACTTTCTTTTCTTGTTCCATATATTATTTTATATATATATAATTTTCATCAATTTCATTTGGACTGATATATTCAACGAATGGATTTTCTTGTTCTTCTGTTCCAACAAGTATAGCCAATCCAACATATACCAAATCTACTCCATTACCGAATATTTCTAATGAGTATTGTCCCAAATAGTTTAAATCATCTGTTTCAAGATTTAAAGCAATTTCACAATATCTTATGTTTGAAAAATATTCATCAGGATTTGATGTACTAATTGTATAACTTTTTTCTTCGTGAGACATAGCGTGAGTAAATACCAACGTATATGTCGCAAACTCTTCCCTTGCGTTATTATTAATGTTAAGGGTTAATTCATTAAACTGACCTTTTCTAATGTACAGCATATCTCTTTGTTCTAATAATAAATATAAATTATTCTGTTTTGAAATGGTAGACAAAAAAAAGGGGGATAATTCCCCCTCATTCTTTCTATATAGATTACAAATCCTTCAACAGATTTGGTTATTCTACGATTGTTGCTCCTGTAAATACTGAAGCTAATGAACCGATGATTACTCTACTAGGTTCTTTTTCGTCGGCCGTAAACGTTAAATTCATACCGTTGCGATCTGCAAACTGAGTACCAGTAGTCGTAGCTCCACCCGAAAGGTAAGAACCATTCTCTTGACCCATCAAATATTGTGTACCATTTTGGTCAACAACGATAATTTGAATTTGGTCATTATGAGATAAAGTTAATAATTGGTTTCTTTTATCTTGATCGTACTTGTAGAACACTGCGTTCAAAACTTGATTGTAGAAAATGGAACCATTAACATAATCTTTTTGAATATTTTGAGTGTAATCTGACGTATTACGTTTCAAGTTAAAACCGTATAAAGTAGTTCCTGTAGAAGAGGTTGCTCCTGTGATTGCACCATCAGCGTTGTAAGTATATCCCGTAACGTCACCAGTGGCTCCACCTACGATATATATTTTTTTAACTGATCCGATACCGTCACTACACCCCAATTCAATTCCAGAACTGATATAACAAGTTGACATATATTTTTATTTAGTTTAAATATTTTTATTTTATAAAGGGGACTTTCACCCCTTTA